TCAGCGGTTGAGGTTGAGCAGGCAATTATGAATTGTGGAGTGGGGCACCATCGAGTTCTAGAAAGCACAGACTTCGATCAGACGGGCGAAGGTCAAGCCCGTCTTTGGGTATGTGCTCTCAGTTTCGATGTCCACTACTTGACGCTCAACACTTACCCGCGAGTCATTCACCGCTAGCGAAAGCTTTTGTAACAGCGGCCTCGCGCATTACGCGCCCAGGCCCACTTTATCGCCGGTCACGGCACTGATAGGAGAGAAAAATGGCAGTAACAGCAGTTCTGGGCCAAGGGACATCATTGGAGCGTGGAGACGGAGCAAGCCCTGACGTTTTTAATCCAATCGAGGGGATCAGCAATCTGTCTGGCCCCACGGCTTCGACGGACCAACTGGACGTAACGGCACTGGACGGGAGTGCGCGTGTATTCATCAGTGGTTTGCTCGATCCTGGGGAGATCACATTTTCAGCTTTTTACGACCCTACGGATGCCCAACAGAAGTTGATTGAAGACGACTTCACGGCGGGTACTGAGCAAAATTGGAAGCTTATTTTCGGGAGTGCCGCTACTGACCCGGAATGCACTTTCGCGGCGACACCGACCGGATACTCGGTCACGGCGAATGCGGACGGGCCGCTTACGCTGGACGTGACGCTGAAGATCAGCGGTGCGGTCACCTGGCCCACTTGATCATAACGTCGGGTAATCCGGCACAAACATGAAGAGGAGTGATGAATGAGTAATGCCAACGGGGGTTACGCCACCCGTGACCAAATCCTTGCTATCGATGACCTGAGCTTTGAGGATGTGGTGGTCGATGAGTGGGGGATGACGGTGCGCGTGCGTGAACTCACAGGAACAGAGCGAGGCGCGTTCGAGAAGTCGATCAGCAAGATTTCCAACAAACCGGACGGGTCAACCCATGTTCAATTGGATGCTCACAATCTCAGAGTCCAACTCTGCGCGATGACCATTGTCGATTCAGAAGGCGCTCGCCTCTTCAAGGATTCGGAGGTCCGTGCGCTCGGAGAAAAGAGCGCACGGGCCATCACCCGAATCTTCGATGTCTCCGCAAAACTGTCGGGTATATCGGCAGACTCAGCGGAGGATGCGCTGGGGGAATCCGAAGCCGTTCCGAGCGAAGAATCCTCTTCAGTCTCTGTTTAGCGTTAGGGATTCCTTCTCCGAGAGAACTTCTCTCTCGACTGACGAGTTCAGAACTCACAGAGTGGATGGCGTACTACGCTCTGGATCCGTGGGACGGCACACGAAAGTACGACATCCCTGCGGCATTGGTCTGTTCAACCGTGGCGAATGCGAATCGGTCAAGCAAGTCCAAAGCCTTTTCGCCCACCGACTTCTTGCCGAAATATGGCGAGGACGGAACCAAAGGCGACTCAAGTGATGAGCTTTTGGCGAACATGAGATCGTTTTCCGCAAGGCAAGGCAAGGGGGAAGAATCGTAGATGCCTGCACAGGCGCGCATATGGGCTGTTCTTGGCCTCAACGATGCCCAGTTCAACCGGGGCATTCGGAGGACCGAGAGGCGTCTTAAAAATCTAGCCTCCTCAACGAGGACTATCGGCAATGACTTGACGCGGTATGTCAGTCTGCCGCTCGCCCTGGGCGGTGCTGCGTCTATCAAGTTCGCCACCGACTTTGAAGCGTCGATGATGAAGATCAGGACCCTGGTCGGCATCCCCAAGAAGTTTACTGACGCCTGGGGTGAAGTGATCAAGACCATGTCGGGTGACGTGGGTCGCGGCCCCAACGAACTAGCCGAAGCCCTGTTCTTTGTCACATCGGCCGGCATCCGAAGCGCGAAGGCACTGGATGTCGTCAGGATGTCTGCCCAGGCGTCTGTGATCGGCCTGGGTGAGACGAAATCGGTTGCCCGAACCGTCGTGGCGGCGATGCAGGCGTGGAGCAAGGCCAACCTCACAGCCAAGGAGTCGGTAGACACACTGGTCGCCACAGTTCGATACGGCAACGTGGAGTCCGAAGAGCTAGCAGGTTCTATGGGCCGTGTGATGGGCATCGCGGCCGAGATGGGGGTTTCGTTTGCAGAGGTCGGAGCATTCATCGCGACCTACACCCGTGTCGGTGTAGATGCCAATATCGCCACCACTGCTTTGCGCGCCACTCTTTCCACACTCCTGAGGCCAGGGGAGCAGGCCGCGGCTGTACTCAGCACGCTCGGAACGAATACCGAGGAACTGCACGATTCCATCAGGAAGCGCGGACTCGCCCAGACACTGATCGATATGACAGGCGCCCTATCTGGGAATATCGTGGCCCTGGGGCAGCTTAATCCCAACGTGCGAGCCCTTTCAGGCGTCCTCGCTGTAGCGAGTTCCCAGGCCAAGGCGTACCTCCAGATCACCAAGGACATGACGGAGGGGACGGTTGACTCGGCCCGTGAATTCGCCATCGCATCGGGTACGATGCGTTTCCAGTTCGACAAACTGAAGGCCGCGCTCGAGAGCCTTGCCATTACGGTTGGCGAGCACTTGATGCCAGCGGTAAGAAAATTCACGGCGTGGGCAACTGTCGCGGTAGGGGAACTCAACGATCTAGACGAGGCGACGGCAAAAAGCGTAGGGGGATGGTTACTGTTTGCGGCCGCCATAGGCCCTGTTCTGATCGGGTTCAGCCTTCTCTTAAAAATCCTGTCGCCCCTTGGCGTCGGCATCGTGACATTATCGCGGGCGGTGTTACACCTGACGCAGTCATTTATCGCACTGCGTGCGGCAGTCGGCCTGTCTGGGGCGTTGTCGGCTTGGGGCCTGATAGCGGCGGGTGTAGCTATCGTAGCCCTAAAGGTGGTCGCCGCGGTCCTGTTGCTAGGGTTCACGCTGGCTGCGGCCTTTGTCGATTCGGAGGCCATACGCCCCTGGTTGGTGAAACTCGGGACACTCGGCAAGTGGATTGACCGGACCATTGTCGCGTTCAAGCTAGCCGGGGACGCCGCACTTCTCTTCCTTCTGGCAGTTGAAATAGCAGTACAAGGTGTAATCGATCAGACAGTCGGCAATCTATTGCGAGTCCTCGCCCTTTTGCCAGGGGCGCTGGGGACGGCCGCGCAGATGGTGGCTGACAATGTACGGGCATCACTTTACAGGAATGCTGACCTATTCAAAAAGATGCTCGGCGAGATGGATGATGCCCTCGAAGAACACTTCGCGGCCTGGGCCAACGTTGAAGAAGTACCCTTTATGCTGGCCCGGCCCGACTCCCTTGAGCAAATGCGGATAGACGCGGAACACCTCGCCGACGAGATCGCAGCAGCGGCCCCCGAGGTTGCGAAAATGCAAAACATATTCGGCGAGGGCGGGCTCTTCGCAGAGGCGGGGAAGGGTGCCGCCAAGCTCACCGCTTTCTTCGCTAAGGCGAGGACCGCAGCGGAGGATGCGGCTGATACGACGGAGCTAGACAAGTATAACCGAAAAGTACAGCGCGGTGCCGAAGAACTCAAGATCCTGATTGATGCCATCATCATGTCGGGCAAGGAGGGGAGAGCCGCGCTCGACGCGGCCGCACTCCAAGCAGGCATCAATTTTGATGCGTATTCGATTTTCACGGGTGGTCCCACCGCCGGGATGGCGCTCATGGACGAGTTCCTCAAATCCCTCGAGAAGGGCCGGAAGGCTGCGGAGGCTTTTAGGCAAGAGACAGAGGCGGCCTCTTCTAAGGGGCAATTCACAACACTCCTGTCGGGCATGGAGGCGTCACTGCACGACGCCCTTGACTCCACCCCCGCCGAAATGCTCAATCGGGAAATTGAGCGCAACACTGCCTCTATCACGGAATTCCACAACAAGCTCACCGCTCTCGGTGGACCCGGTGCCCAGGTGCTATCCGAGCTCAATGAACTGTTTGGAATCGGCGGCTCCTCCCTGAAGGATTACGCACGGTGGGTCGCGAAGACAATCCGTGACACGAAGGAATTGATCAAATCGACCGAGGCCATGAAGTCTCTCAAGGGTTTCTTCAAGGACTTGAGCGAGGGGCTGGAAGACGCCCTGGCTATCACTGATAGCGAGAAGTTCGAGCTCAAGCTTGCCCGCGGTCGCATGAAGGTCACAGAGCTATGGGCTGCCCTGAATGCAGAAGATCGGTCGGACCTGGCGAGGGCACTTGATCTAACCACCGTTTCGCTCGAAGGTTTCCTTGCGAAATACGAGGACGGAGAGGAACGCATACGCGAGGCAAGCGAGAAGATCCGTTTCAACCTCGGCGAGATGCTCGCGGGATCCATCTCGGAAGTCTTCACTGGCATTCTACGCGGCACTCGGGATCTCTCGGACCTGGTGAACTCCTACAAGGACATCGTTGTTTCGATCTTCGGGAAGATGATCGAAGAAACGATCAAGAAGAAGCTCAAACTTGACAAGGTGTTTGAGAAGAACTTCCTGGAGTATCTGCCAGACATGGTGCAGCGGGGTGTTACAAAGATGGGAAACGTGCTGGGCAGATTCTTCGAGTGGGCGATGCAGTTGATCATTGCGATTGGGCAATCGCTTGGGATTGGCACCCCAGGCACCCCAGGCCCCACCGGGAAATTGCCGGAACAGAGGGAGCTCGCAACCGGCGGCATCACCACCGGCCCGACCCTTGCCATGATCGGCGACAACCCGTCGGGCAAGGAGGCAATCATCCCTCTTGAACGATGGGACGAGGTCATGGGCAGGGTCGGCGGCGGCGGCGGCGGCATCTCGGTCGAGATTCATGCGCCGACTGCGCTGGAGAGCCAGTCGAGCAGTAAGGACAGTTCTGGTGGCGAGTTAATCCAGTTCATCTTCGAGGGCGCGAAGCGGGCCGTGGCAGGCGACATCATGGAGGGTGGTGTCGTTGGACGTTCCATCGAGGCCGCATTCTCGTCACGCCGAACCGGAGGTCGATGATGCCCACCTGGCCGACTACAAATTCGATGCCCCAGGTGCTACCGATTGAGACCACCGAGAAATCGGACCCCAATATCGTTCAGACCCAGATGGATGTCGGGCCGCCGAAATTCCGACGGCGGTTTACCAGCATCGTCCGACACATACAGGTTCCGTCATCGCGCTTCCTCTTGACCGACGCGCAGAGAAACGACCTTCTCTCGTTTCACGACTCGAACTGCGACGGAGGCTCGCTGGCTTTCGATTGGGGCTCCACGGGTCCGATGCCAGAATTCGACGGAAACACGACGCAGCAATTCCGATTCGAGGGGCGGCCGGAATCCCTCTGCATCCGCGGTGGCACCGCGGACGAAAGGTTGTACCAGGTCACGTTGAAGCTGGAGATTACACCCTAATGCCGAGAGACGTTTCCGATTCTTTTAGAAACGCTTTTTGGTCCCAATCCACCGGCAAGGTCCCCATCGTCTTGCTGGAAATTAACCACGATACACTTTCGCTGCCTCTGCGCTTTGCGTTGAACACTGATCGCGTCAGAAAGAAGCCGATCAAGGCGCGACTCGCCAGTGCGTGGACAATCCATAGTGCCGCGAACATTCCCGTCGATGCGACTGAGTTTGAGTTGACCGACTCATCGCACACTCTTTTCGCCGATGGCAATGCCGTGACGATAGAACTCGATTCGGGCGAATACCACGATACCTCCGTCTCGAGCATCGACGCTGGCAACTCAAGCGTCATTGTGTCATCGGGGATACCAACGACCACCAGCGGTGAGCGATCCGGGGAATACGACGGCCGAGAGTTTGCGAAGTACTACGACTACTTGCCATTCCCGTTTTCGGTAACTTTTCCGAAGGACGAGGCGGGCGTGCCACCCACAGCAAAGCTGACAATCGACAATATCGACATGACGATTGCAAGCCAAATCAAGGCACTGTCCACACCACCCACAGCAAAGCTATCAATCGTTCTCGCGGATGATCCAGACACCACCGAATACGAGACACCTGAATTGGTCTGGCAGGCTACGCACATCAATCAATTCCAGGTCACGGGTACGCTGATCGGGCCGCGGGTGATGAATGTGAGTTACCCCATGGAGGACTTCACACCCTCGGTGTTCCCCGGTCTGTTCCGTGGCACATTCCCTGAGTAGCCATGCACTGGGCTGAAGAGTATGTCGGCTTGCCATTCAAAAGCAGCGGCCGTGACCGCGATGGCATCGATTGCTACGGATTGCTCGCATTGGTGATGCTGGAGCAATTCGGCATCGAGGTCCCAATCTTTCGCGGCTTGGGGCTAAAGAACATAGACCAGCAGGAAACCATTGGTGATCTGTGGACCGAGAGGGTTGAAGAGGACTGGGCAGAGGTGGAGTCGGGGAAAGAACTTCCCGGCGATGCGGTGAACCTGGTCGTTTACCGCTTGCCGCACTGCGGTGTTGTTGTCGGAAGCGGGAACATGCTCCACATCAGAGAGGGCGCTGGTGCGGTCATAGAATCATACACAAGAGGATCCCTTTGTCGGAGAGTGCAGAACTGTTACCGGCACCGATTACGGTGAATACGTCGCTTGCAGAGGCGACCCAGAACGGTTTGCTTCGCGTGCAGGATGGGTATTTCAAGGTCATTCTGTACCCATCGGTTTTCAGCAACGAACGTCGAGAATTCGTTGCGCCGGTTGGCACATCGCTGCGTGATGTTTTGGTGGACATGCTTGGATCAGGGATGGATCCGGGCGATGACACCACTCGCGTCCACGGTCTTGATGGCTTACCCGGCGATGAAAAATCCCTCGACTTCAAACCCCCAAGCGGCGAGATCGTGACGATTCGCGTAGAGCCCGGCGGGCTAGACCCGTGGACGATCACCGCGATTGTCTTGCTAGTCACCTCAGTCACTTTGACGATTGCTGGACTCATCACCGGGAATCAGAATCTGCTCTATGCCGGGGCGGGGATCGGAGTCCTGGCACTAGGCGTCGGGTTCTTGGCTGGTCCTGCTGCGGGCGCACCAGCGGCCGGTGGCGCCGCAGGAGGGACTCAATTTGGAACCCCACTGGCGGGTGCCGGTTCTCTCACGCTGGGTGAAGCGTTTGCGATTGGATCGCTCACGACCGGGGCGGCGAGTCTTATCAACTCACTGGTGCGCGGACAACCTGCCATCCCCGACAGTGGTAGCGTGGAGGACAGTCCGTTCCTGTCCGGTATTGGCAACGGTGTGCCGCGCTGGAAACCAGTGCCGTCTTCGTTTGGAACGGTGCTCTGGGCGCCGCCCAATGCCGCCTCGCAAGTCAATTTAGCAGAGGGCGGCGACACGGTTTACCTGGAAACCCTGTTCACTGCTGGCTACGGCCCGGTCGAGATCAGGGAAGAAGACATTATTTTGGACGGCGAACCTCTTGTAGCCTCTGAAATCGGCGATGACGGTTTACCAACCTACCAAATTGAAATTCGAGAGGGCTTCGCAGACGACGGCCCCCTGCGCCAATACGAGAGCGACGTTGATGCGGTCAGTGTTCTGACGAACCTGATAAAAAGCAAGCAACCGCTCGAAGATGGAGTCGTCTTCGATGCTAAAACAACCCGTGGGACCGTGGCCGCTG